GGACATTGCTACGCCAGTTGACCAAGGCCCCTCTTATGAAGAGCCAAGAACAATACGACGCGCTTCCTGTCGGTACTCAGTTCACCGATCCCGGCGACTATAAGGTCTATACGAAAGGCGAGTAATGGCCAAGAAGAGTGGTGTCAAAGATATGTCATGGCGGCCGCAGCCAAAGTCCAAGCGTCGCCACAAACCCGACGGGCTTCGCCATCGTAAGTCTTTGGGGCCACGCAGTAACTTGCGAACTAGCTTCTAATACTATACACACCGCCCATGAAGTTCATGGGCATTGATCCCGGCGCGTTCGGGGCTGTAGCTATTCTGGATAAGGATAGCCGAGAACTTGTCATCATCGACATGCCTACTCTTAAAGTCAAACGCGGGCCGCGTGTCGTCAATCAGGTTGACGCACACATGCTGGCCGATGCGCTTCGCCCACATGTAACCGGAAACGAAAAGGCTCTACTTGAGAAAACGTGGGCTATGCCGGGGCAAGGGGTTTCCTCGACCTACGCGTTTGGCAGGGCCGGTGGTATCGTCGAAGGTGTCCTTGCTGGCCTGTCTGTATCTTTTGAGTTGATACCGCCTGCGACTTGGATTAAGTCTATGCGCACGTTCGGAGGGAAGGACGGTAGTCGGCAGCGGGCACAAGAGTTGTTCCCGGATTACGCTCATCTCTTCGCACGCAAAAAGGATGACGGCCGGGCCGAAGCTGCGCTTATCGCTTGCTACGCCGCCGAGAGGGAAGACGATGAACCATCTATTCGATTACCAAAAGGTCGGCGCAGACTTTCTCTGTAAGAACCCGGCCGCATTCCTTGCCGATGAGCAGGGCCTTGGCAAAACACTTCAAGTTATCGCGGCCTGTGATACACTCGGCTTAACAAAGGTCGTCGTGATCTGCCCAGCCATAGCTAAGATCAACTGGCGTCGTGAGTTCGAGCGATGGGGGACCGTCGAGCGCGAAGTCAAAGTCTTCAGCTATGATAAAATCACACAGTCGAAGGAGGTTCGCAATGAGATCGCAAAGTTTGAGCCAGACGTTCTCGTTCTGGATGAGGCTCATTATCTCAAGAACCGTACTGCTAAGCGCACAAAGTATCTATATGGTCAGTATTGTCGCGGTGACGGTCTTGTTAAGTTTGCTGATCGTGTTTGGCTTCTTAGCGGTACTCCCATCCCTAATAATGTCAGCGATTTCTGGACGCATCTTAAAGCGATTTGGCAGTACCCACTAAACTTCGCCGAATACACAACGTATTTCTGCAAGACATGGAGCGGCCAGTTCGGCCTTCAGGTTCTCGGCAACAAGGCCGAGCGCATGGCCGAGTTCAAGACCGTACTCCAGTCGATCATGCTCCGCCGCAAGGGCGAGGTGGTGCTGAAAGATTTGCCGCCTATCTGGTGGCAGAGCGCGCCGGTCGAGATAGAAAACTGGAGCGACAGGAAACACATCGACGATCCACGCCAAGCCGAAGCGGTCGATATGATCCTCGCGCATTCCCTTACCGGGCAAGACTTGGCTTCAGAGATTGAGAGCATCGCCCCGCATATCGCGTCATTAAGACGGCTGACAGGTGCGGCCAAGGCAGCGCCCATCGCCACACAGATAGCGGGCGAATTGGCTGATGATGCCTACGACAAGATCGTCATCTTCGCCTACCACACCGACGCGATACAGACGCTCTACGATAAACTACAAGAGTTTAACCCTGTGGTAGTCGCAGGCGGTATGCCGACAGCCGACCGTCAAGCAGCGATTGACAACTTCCAGACCGACCCAAAAGTGCGGGTATTTATCGGCCAGATCACCGCATGTTCTACGGCGATTACGCTGACAGCCGCAAGTCAGGTGGCGTTCGTAGAGATGGATTGGGTTCCGGCGGTGAACGCGCAGGCGGCTAAGCGTTGCCACCGTATCGGCCAGACAAAGCCCGTCATCGTGCGGACGTTCGGCCTTGTCAATTCTGTTGATGAGATTGTGGCTAAGACCTTAGCCAAGAAAGCCCAGATGATCTCTGAGGCGTTAGATTAAGAAGGGCCGGGGCGACTTCCAAACTCCCCGGCCCTTCCCTTCACTTAAAGCAAATCGTCAAGGTCCGAGATGTCTGCGGACGGACGCTCCGTCGCAGTGAACTCGTCCGCAGCAGACAGACGGCCATCCATACGAGGACCGTCAGCCACCTTCTGAAGATTGCCCAGAGAGAACGCAACGCCGTTGTTGCCGTTCACGCTGTACGCATAAGCGCGCAGCGAGGCACGGACCTTCGCACCGGGGTAGATTTCTTTAGGGTCGGTAATCGGAGCAGGCTTGCCGTTCTCGCCAGCAAACTTGCTAACGATACCGGGGGCCTGCTTCGACTTGACGTTCATGAAGATCGAGCCTTCTGGATAGCCCTTCTCTTCGCCGTCGTTGCGGAAAGGCATACGGATTTTGCCGCCTTCCATCAACGATTTAGTCTTGTCTCCCCACTTCTCCTTGGCCACGGCAGCAGCCGTTGCCTTGAGTTCGGACAAGTCAGTGCCATCAGGGAATACAAGGCAGCAAGAATAAACTGGCTCACTTGCACCCGGAGGTGTCTGTGGTTCGAACACATGCGGATAAGAGATGATTGCTTCTGGTGTAATAACTTTTGACATCGGTGTTTCCTTATTCAACGGTGAAATCGTCTGCGGCCAACGAGGCTACAGCCGGACGGTTATCTGTATCAGCGACCATTGATGTGCCGGATGATACAGCTATGACGAGCGATGCAGGCAAGTTCTTCTTACCTACAACACGCTCGATCTGCGGTGGCGACTTCAACTTCTTTTCGTAGATGTCGTCGTCATCGAGACCTTCTTCTGTGGCCCAAGCCACAAACTCTTCTTCAACACGCCAGCGACGTGTCGGTCGTTTCTCAACCAGCTTGTAGCCGGGGAGACCGCCACCTGTTTCCAACAAGCTATTGGCGTGGCGGCGCAGAGATTTAATCCACTCTTCAATCAGCGGAACCCTTTGCAGATAGTCCGCAACTTCCTGTGGGGTTAGGTCATTGACGGTTCGTACTGTACCGAACTCGTCTTGTGCAACCTCAAGGGCGTTGTTGCGCAGGGCCGAACAAGTCCCCGCCGCAAGGCAGAACTTGCAGTGGTCGCCAGAGATGCGCGGTGCGTCCGGCTTCAAAGACGCATACGCTGCGTCAATAAGTTCTGTGCCGAAGTCCATAATATCGTCACGGCTGTAGCTGTATTCCCGCACGGGCCCGTCGGGGTGCATGGCGCGTGGCTGTACCACAACCGTCACAACCTTGTTGACCGGAGCCTTCTCGCCAATCTCTAATATGCCACCGAGCGCATAATATTTAAGCTGCTCGTTGTCCGCGACTTCGACTGCTACACCTTGGCCGTGCTTATAGTCGATGACGTATAGTGTCCCGCTCTCTTTGCCGTAGATGATGCAGTCAGCCGTGCCGAACATCGGCATGGGCGGATCAAGTTTGTCTAGGCTAAAGCGTTTCTCATAGCGGCATAGGCTTGGTTCCGATGCGGCCACATCTCGGATGTAGTCGATGTAAACCTGCACCGCACGGGCCATGTTGTCGTCAACCTTGTGGCCGTTATGCTCTTGGCCAATGAAGGCGAAGGCATCTTCATGTCCATTGACCAAGCAGAACTCACCCAGTTCATGCGCAGCCGTACCAAGTTCGGCGTAGGGCGAACTTTCGTTAGGAAACGGAGCCTCGGCGTTAAGTGAGCCGGGGCAGTTGATGCGGCGCTTTGCATTCGACGCGCCGAACTTAGCATGTGCTGTCATTTGCGGTATCTCTTCCCTTCCTTACCCTCAGCATTTATCGGGCAGCCTTCCGCCCATGCCGGAACTCGTGTCATGATGTCAATCATTTCGTCAAGCGAACCAAAATTATCTGGCACTTCGCAAATGATTTCATCGTGGACGGACAGGATGACATTGTAGCCCTTGACTTCCAACGCCATCATGGCCGTGGCCATCATGTCGCGGGCGGTTGCTTGCACCACGTTCTCCGTCAACAGGCCACCCCAGATAATCTGGGATACCCACTGACGCGTCACACTATTCAGCGTATCGACTTGGGCTGTGTCGCGCATAGCCCCCCAAGGTGTCTCTCGCTGAATGATGCGCGGACTGTGATAAGTAAGCGACCGCCCGCTAGGTAGTAGAAGCGGGACCGTCCCAACACGGCCCGCCCCCTTCACCATCTCTACAAAATCGTTTTCAACATCGCGCCAGTATTGCGCAATCTTATTATTCTTCTCCCGATAAACGGACACGATGCGCTTCGCTTCATCTTCGTCTACCTTGATGCCCATGCTGGCGCACTGCTCGGCGAAGCGTTTGCCGCCCATGCCATAGCCGCAATTATGGACAATCAAAGGGCCAAGGTCAGTCAGGATCGTGAAGCGGTTCCTCGGCCCCGCATAACTCACGTCGTAAACGTGCGACTTCCGCACGCAGGCGGTTGATTTCGTGCTGCATAGTTTCCGTTGTGCGACGGTTAAACATATTGTCAGACCGCGTGATAAAGCGGAGATTGCCCGGCTGATACCCCGCGTCGTTGTCGATGCGGTCCAGTTCCAGATGCGGGGTGTCCCACCCATCAAGCGTGATAAGATAGGATAGAAACGCTTTGCGGTTTCGTACCCATTCTGGGTGTACTCGAATGCCTCGTTCGCCGTAGTGTTTCCATCCGGCGTTGCTTGGGTTCTCGCAACGTTGAATGCACGAGGATATGCGGTTGAGTAACCGTTCGCGGTGAAAGTCATCGGGAACAATGCCTGCATAGCCGCGATATTTTTTCTGCGTAACGCCAGACTTACGCTTTGCGCAATAGCTGCAACGGGACGATTTACCGCGCAGAAGATTGTGCCGATCCACGATGCCAATCCACCCACAAGAGCATTCGCAGCGCGGATGCCATGCGCGTTTGTGGTTAACCCACTCACGGATGGTAAGTTCACCAAAGACAGCGCCGACTTCAGCAGGGAAGGGTTTGTATGGACCTTTCGCCACTCCCGCCACCCATGTTCCGTCAGTATTTCGTGGTCCGGCGTCGCACCGACCCCATTGACCCGGTGAACTTCCTTGTGCCCCTGATACACTACCCCTTGATGCGTCACCCATTCTTCACCATCCCATACCCTGTCCTGTGTCGTTAGGTACAGAATAGGTTGCCATCCTCGTTCTGTCAAGACAAGAGTATCTTCCTCGAAACAACCAAGGATTGCCATCTTACCAACCTGCCGCTGTGCGTCAGTGACGTTCCCCACATCCACGTTGTAGATGGCCGATGCCATTTCTTTGTACACGTCTCCGCCATTTTGGAACGTCTCAACAAGATCGCGCTGTCCTGCTACCCACGCAAGAACGCGGGCTTCAATCGCTGAATAGTCGGCGAACATAAGCCGATGGCCTTCGTCGGCTACCAGCATGGAACGCAACAAGTCGGAAGCTAGGACCGTTCCGGCCCCGTGCGCGGACACATCTTCTTCCGCTTTGAGTTTAGCGATGATCTCGTCTAACTCGTCTTGTTTCTTTTGCGGACGCGGGAAGTTCTGCGGCTGCACCAACTTACCCGACCAGCGGCCAGTTGCCGCGCCGTGATAGACAAGAAGGCCGCGCATCCGTCCGTCCCCGTTAACCGCGTGTAGCATCGCATCATACTTGGCCGTGCTGGACTTGGCTCCGTTCTGCCTGAGTTTCAGAACCTCACGGATCACGGGGTGCATCCGGTCAAAGGATAACAGCCGACCAACGGTCTGCTTGTCAACGGACTTGGCTTGAATGCCATGCGCGTTGAGCCACGCTGTCAGTTCCATAGCGTTTGTTGCGGCTTTGACTTGCCCCTTAGTGAGGCGCTGTATCTCCGCATCAATTTCTACGCGGGCATTCTCCGCCAGTGCCTTGACGCGGTGCACGAGGTCAACGTCGAGGGCCACGCCTCGGTCGTTGATGCGCTGATCAAGTTGATAAAGACGACGCTCCGCGTCCGGCATCGCGTGCAGTGTCTCGGCGACGGACAGTTCCGTTCGTACATCTTGGCGACAGTACGCTATTAGCGTATCGAGTTTATCCTTCGTGTCCCACCATGTGTAGCTGCCGTCGGCGTTCACCTTACGCGGCCGTGCCATCCGGAGCATAAGGGCCGCGCCAGTCTTGTCCTTCTGTTCTTCAACACCAAGGACCGCAGCCGCTTGGCCTAGTGAACGAGGCAACCCCATCGCGCTGGCTTGCGCCATCGTGCAGCGCCATTGCTTAATGTTGGTGCGGGGCCACTGATAGCGGCCGACCATGATCTCGTTCCAGATTGTGCGTTCGAAGTTGGCGTTCCATGCCGAGAGCAACCCGCCCGCCATGATCCAATCTTCGAGATAGGTATCCCGTTCATCGCCCGGCTGCCACACCAGCACGTCGTCAGACCACGGAGCCTTGTAAGCCATGCACCAGATGTCAGTGGATGGGTCGGCGGCGTACTTATAGACGCCAGTCTTACGGAGATCGACGGCGCTGCGCGTCTCGAAGTCGATACTTACAACCATACTCTTCCCTCTTTTTTGTCGGTATCACGTTTGCTTTCCCTATAGCTGGCACAAGTCGCATAGTGCCGTCAACTAAAAAAAGTTCTTGCATTGGATATTCAACCTGTGCCACCCAAGAAGGGCAACAGACATGTAAGGGAGATCATGGACAATAGTTTTACCCCGTGGCGGCCGGAAGAGGACGCTACTCTCATAGAACTTTACGAGAATAAGCTGACGCACGCGCAGATTGCGCAGGCGCTCGGCCGTTCAATCGACGCGATTGATGGTCGGCGTAGAAAGCTAGGGCTAAAGCGTGGCGTCGTCATACGCAGGATGCCACCGCCGGATGACTTAATAGAACTGGCGAAGACCATGAACCAGACGCAACTCGTTAAGCACTACGGTCGTGCTAGGTCGGTGGTTTCCCGTTGGATGGAGGAACTCGAACTTACGGAGATCGTTGTCGATCCACGCGGAACGGTGAAGGCCATCCCGCATAACTTCTGCAAGATGGCCCCGACCATGACCCGCGCCGAACTGATGCGGTTATACAACACCGACCGCTTAACCGTTATGGGTTGGCTTAAAGAAACAGGGCTGTCATCGATGTCGAGGGTGGACTGGCTCGCACAAAACGCTAAGCCTACTCCGCTCAAGATTGAGGAGGACAGCACGGTTGCTCGGCGTGAGTTTAGCGGCCGGGCAAAATTAGTTGCCGCTGAGGCTGCGCGTTTTCTGCGCCGCTACCATGCGTCAGTCCATCGTGCGGATATAAAAATGTATGAGCATTCGCCGCACACATGGGGCGATGTTAAGAATGTGCCGCATCGGGGCATCAATCAGTATTACGTCGCAGGGAAAGGCGTGATGTGGCTCGATGACCTCATCGCCTACGCTGAGACCAAAGGTTTCATAATGAAGGAGTTAACTTAATGACACGTCCAACAAAAACTAATGAAGAGAAACCGCCTGTCGTGAACGAGAAAGACGCAATCATTGCGTGGCTTCGCACTGGCAAGATGAATATGTTTGAGCGCAGCACACGTTGGCTGGCGGATCGGATTGAAGCAGGGGAGCATTTGAAATGAAACAGGTATTAGCAGCACAACTGGCCGAGTGGATCGCCGACATCACATGCGGCTTCGTTAAACGAGACGGCAACACAATTTATATTGAAGGCAAGATTGATGCCTACGAACTTCTGCTATATGCACAGTCGCTTCTGGCGGAGAGAACCACGGACCAAATCCAAGCCGACAATCAGGCCGCTTACACTGGCCGGGCGGTAAACGTTTCGGTTGAAGGCGCTGACGCCGAAGGGGGCTAGTAATGGACAAGATAAGATGGAAAGACGAAGAACAAAAAGTGGACTTCGTTCCAGTATTCATCCTCGGTTTTGAAGAAGACTTTGAGCGCGGCGTAATAATAACAACCTCCGCGTATCCGCTGATAGCTGAAACCGGACCTGACGCTGCGCTCTATGTGATAGACGCAGCGGTAGACATGCTGATGCAGAAGCGGGACCAAATTGAAAAGAGGGATTTGAACTAATGAAATTTAAGACACTGTATGAGGTCGGGTTCACCGACCTTGTGTCGGTAATTCCGCCAAATTCGGAACTATCTGCCATGTCCAAAATCCAAGCGGATCAGGCAGGCAAAGCACCCGGTCGGCAGAATGCGCAGGGCACATGGGGCGGCTACGGCTGGCAGGACTACATTCCTACATCTAACGATGTGGAAAGGTGGGACCGCAGCCATGCTAATATCGGCTTGAAGGCCAGCAAATATCCTGCTGTTGACATTGATGTTGTTAATGAGGGGCTGGCTAGGGTCATTGGTGATATGGCGGTGAAGGCATTGGGTAAAGCCCCTATGCGCATCGGTCGTTTCCCCAAGCGATTGTTCATGTATCGCACCGATGAAAAGATCGGCCGGATGCAGGTGCGGTTCCGCGATGACCGGGGCGTCGAGCAGCTTGTAGAATTTCTGGGTGACGGGCAGCAGTACGTCATCGCAGGTATTCACCCTATCACCAAGGAGCCATACAGTCTTGATGTGGACCTGACGCAACGTGGCCCTGCTGGGTTGAAGAAGGTCACGCGGGAAAAGATTGAGCAGTTCTTTGCGGACCTGACGGAGACGTTGGAGATGATGGGCTGCGAGATTATCCACGCGGACAAGACGGCGCAGAAGGCGGTCGAGCGGCAGTCGGTTAATCAGGCATCGCTCATCGCGCCGAGCGTTACGCATGTCGCCGCTGCGGTAGCAGCGATCCCGAACAAGACTGAGCATTTCCCTGACCGTGATGACTATATCCGCATGGGCTATGCCATCAAGGCAGCGTGCGGCCCTGACAATGAGACGGACGCGTTCGAGATTTTCGCATCGTGGGCCGAGCGTTGGGAAGACGGGGTTAACTCGCTCGATACTATCGAAGCAGACTTCGGGCGTATGCACCCGCCCTATGAGTTGGGTTGGGACTGGCTGGCGGGTAAGGCCGCAGCCTTTGGTTACAAGCGCGAGGTCGATGAGTTCGATGTGGCTGATTTCAGCGACGAAGACTTCGGCTTGGTAGCCACCGCAGGTGAGACGCCGATTGAGTATAGCGACATCGCTTTGGCGCAGCGCGTTGCTCGGCTACACGTTTCGGATATCCGATACGTTGTGGGCGGCATGGGCTGGGTCGCATGGGATGGCAACAAGTGGGCGCTGGATGTGGCGAAGAAGCATCTGACCATCGTCCGCAAGGTCTGCGCAAACGCATCGGCGGAGGCGTTGCAGAACGTTGACAGCGTGCCGAAGGGTGAGCGGATCGCGCAGCGTGTGGCGTCATATAATGTGATCGCAAACGTGGCGAAGCTAACTGCGATTGAGCCGTCTATGCAGGCGACCACCGAACAGCTAGACGCGGACATCTATATCCTCAACACCCGGTCGGGGATGGTGGACCTGAAGACAGGGGAGTTGCTACCTCATGACCGTTCTCGCATGTGCACAAAATGCACATCGGTCGAGGCGGACTTCAGCAAGCCAGCCCCGCAATGGCAAGCGTTTCTCAATGAGGCGTGCAACGGTGACAGTGAGTTAATCACTTACCTTCAAAGGTTGGCTGGGTATTCGGCGACGGGTAGCACCAAAGAGCATGTCCTTGCCTTCGCCCACGGGTCCGGCGGCAATGGCAAAGGGACGTTCCTTGGTGCGATAGGCAATATCCTTGGCGATTATGCCACCGTGGCCAGTGCGGACGTATTCTTGGCGTCGAACAATCAGCGTCACCCTACAGAGTTGGCGTCGTTGATGGGTGCAAGGCTCGTGCACGCGCAGGAGATTGACCCGTCGCGCAAGTGGGACGAAGCCAAGGTGAAGTCGCTTACTGGCGGGGACAAGATAAGTGCCCGCTTCATGCGGCAGGATAACTTTGAGTTCACGCCGCAGTTCACGCTTGTAATCGCAGGCAATACGAAGCCAGAGATTACTAACGTGGATGATGCTATGCGTCGGCGTATGCACCTGATCCCATTCGAGACTAAGCCTATCGTCAAGGACATGGACCTGCCCGATAAGCTGAAGGAAGAATATCCTGCAATTCTGGCGTGGATTATCGAAGGCGCTAAGGCTTGGCTGTCTGAAGGGTTGAACCCGCCAAAGGTCGTTATCCAAGCTACCGATGAGTATCTCGCAGGAGAGGATGCATTGGCCCGCTGGATTACGGAGCGTTGCGTGGCTGGCGATGACAATGAAATGACTACCATCGAGGCGTTCAACGACTTCCGCGACTGGTGCAAAGACAGCAACGAGGCAAAGGGCAAGGACTGGTCGCAGCGTAAGTTCAACAACGAGATGAAGATACGGGGCTATGACCCCACAAGGGATCGGGCGACACGAACGAAGCGTGTGTTCCGTGGTCTTGAACTTCTCATAGGCGATGAGGACTATATGGTCATCAACGCCATGATAGATGAAGGGTCGGAGGATTTCTTCGGCCTTGAGATTAACTTCAAAGCAGATGATGGGGATGACGTGTAATGTATGGGAACGATTTTATGCGGTATAAGGATGTGAGGGATGCGCTCAATCAGACGTGTAACGAGCGCGTTCGGGTTGATGACGAGGCGGTCGATGTGGTCAATAGCCCTCCGCACTATAAGTCCGGTGGCATCGAGGCTATCGAAGGGATCGAAGCGTCGATGGGTCCGGAGGCATATGCTGGCTACCTCAAGGGCAACATCATGAAATATATGTGGCGCTATGAGAGGAAAGGGAAGCCCGTTGAGGACTTGAAAAAGGCCCAATGGTATCTTGGTCGGCTCATCGCTGCACAGGAAAAGATGTGCAGCCAAGATTGAAATGCGCACCTAAATGTTGGCGCTGTCGATTTAAGGTTTACGCTAACGTAAAGTAGATTGAGGGGGCTTCGGCTCCCTTTTTTTAAATCCGTGCACGGTTTGAGAGGGTCCGTGCATGGTTGGTGCACGGTTTAGGGCCAGATAAAATGGCTGAAATCTAAGGATGTGCACGGAGTGCATGGTTTAAAAAAGTTAATCCGCTCTCATGATAGTAACAGTGTTGAATTGGTCATTTTACAATGTTACTTACTTATGGCGATCGATACGCCAACAAACCGTGCACTCCGTGCACATTGGCGGAAATGCGTGGGTAAACCGTGCACCAAACCCGGCCCGAACCGTGCACGGATTTTTCAAACCATGCACGGATGGCAGTTTTCCGTTAATCGTCGTCAAACACACCCGGCAAGTCGTCTGCATCGAGGTTATGTGAGCCGACTTGCTTTGGGGGTGTGATGTCTATGGTGACTTCTTCCTCAATTTGGTCATGTGGATCATGCGGGTTAGAGGACGCCAAGTTTAGCTGGCGCAGTGCATCAAGGTGGAGTTGGTTCACGTTGACTTGGACCGCTGTGGTCGGCTTGGCTTGGAACTTGTCAGGTGCAGCAACACCAGCCAGCCATTTGCGTGTCTCGATCTTGAGCCTGTCGGCGTTGGCCGATGTGTTGTCCGAGGCGTCGGCAATGTCGAGGCACTCGTCGGCCCATTGATCGGCCGCGATGGCGCGTGCCTGTCTGAACCGCTCCTCTCTATCTGGGTCTTTGCGTATCCAATGATAGAGTGAGAGGTTGCTGATGTTGAGTTCACGAGCAAGGCCAGCCATTGTCAGGCCGGATGCAATCTTCTCCAGCAAAACAGTCTCGCCAACCTTATCCAAGTTCGATGCAATGGTGCGTCGTTTAATATGTCCAGCCATGTCTTATCCTTTGTATAGTTCTATAAGCCCATATAAAGCCCATAGAGAGGTATATAGGGAGATTGCTAGGTAACTATCCCGATTGTAGCTATGCACGTCCTACGCCCCTTAAAAACGTTTCTAGGAGCATAGAGACTGGAGCAGGGACAGAACGACCGCCTTGCTCATAGTATCTGATAGCCCGTTCGGACAGCCCGATCTTATACGCAAGCTGGCCCTGCGTCAGTTTCAGCATCTCGCGTGTTGCTTTAAATTCTTCACTTGTCATTTGCTTTCATCCTTTAATGCAATCTCTGCGTCTTCAATCAATTCAATGGGCGGGTAGCGCAGATAGTTTACATGGTCGGCGGTTATCACGCCAAGAAACTCCAGATATTCCATCAGGCGGTAGGCCAAGGTGGCGCTTGCACGTTCGGTGTAGTTATCGAATGGTTCTTCGTCGTTGTCGTTCATTTGCTTGTCTCCTGCTCTCTTAGGCGTTTAGCTTCTGCGAAGGTGAGGCCGTCCGCGTTGCGAAGCGGCCAAGCATTGTCCGAGGATACGCGGCCCTTTCGGCCTAATGGCGCGGCTTGTTGTGGTTTAATCATTGGTCAGTTTCCTTTTGCTTTTGCGATTGCGGCGAGAGCTTTCTGTTCGGCGATAGCTTCGCCTTCGGATAGCTCAACGCCGTATTGTTGATCTTGCCCGATTGTTTGTTCAAGCAGATATTCAAGCGCAGCCAGCATCTCGGCGTAGCTGTCTTGCATTGCCAAGATTGCGGTCAGGTTTTCGACGCTGTCGTCGTATAGCTCGCCTTCATTGTTTACGGCGTTGCCCATCAATACGCATTTGTTGCTCTGGAGTAGCTCGCGCACTGTGCGGAATATGTCGTTCTTCATGCGTCCACCCCTAAAAGTTCTTCATATTCGGCAGCGATTTGCGCGTCATCATAATTGGATTGAAACCATGCCGTCATTGCATCGCGGGCGATTTCTTGAAGCTCTCTGACGCTAAGGTCAGTCATCCAGCATTCTACCAGTTCGTCGATCATTTCTTGGCGTGTCATGTTATTTTATCCCTCAATATTGACGAAAAAGTAACCGTCGCCCTTGACGTTGCCGCCTTGAACAAAATTACCTTCCCAATCCAATTTATCAATTAGAGCGTCGGCAGCGGCTTTGTGGGCCTTGTCGGTGTCTAATGCATGGTCATACCCAATGGTGATGCTGCCGCCCCATGCTGTCGCTTTAATGCGCGGGCCTCTAACGCCGCTTGCTCGAATAAACTTTGTTTCAATTGCTTGAGTTATCATAATATTTTCCCTCTAATTGGCACTAGCGCCATCCTCGCGGCGGATTGCTCCGCCGTCCGGTGGTGGTAGTCTACTCAAACCGTTCCCAACCTTTGTTGTCATCAAACCAATAGGTCTGCCCGACTTCCAGATTGCGCAACGGCTCTATAATTTGGTTATCAGTCCGCTTGATTTGGCCAACGAAATAGTTGTCACTGTTAGCGTCTATTAGGTAGAATTTCTTTTCCATGTCAGTTGCCTTTCTTTGCGGTGTTTAATGTGCGGGCCGCTTCCTTGTGGCCTTCGAGATACAGCCAAGTAATAGCGGCATCGGTGTCTGCGAAGTATCGAAGGCGCTTAACCCTTTCATCACTTAGCAGGAATTGCCCGTTGCTTTGCCAGCCGTGCCAATCGTTATGTGTAAATGTAACCATGATTACTCTCCCTTGTTATCATTGCGGCAAGCATATGCGAAACCGGCCAACATGCTTACTATCCATATGAACGCGAAAGCATTGAACGGTATATACTGTGATAAATCGAATAGCATTTGATAGTCCCTCTTTGCTAATGCTAAACCGGGTCGCAGCCGATTTGGTAAACATGGTTAGTTACGGCGGGCTTGATTGGTGTGACCAGATACAAGCCATCGTCGGCACGCAGTAACTGGTGACTGCCATCATCCACCAATTCGCGGGCGTCATACCAGCGGATGGTAACGACGCGGGCTTTGCCGTCTTCGTTCAAATACGGAAGTTGCATAATATAGTCGTTTTTAGTGTTGTAGTCATGTGCCATTGGTTTAGTCTCTCTCTTGTTGAGGCATTATCAATAGGAACATTGTTCCGTATAATAAACATATATAATTTTACCGATTGGTAAAAAATAGTAACCAATCATATCACATCACAATGTGATTGCCTCGCCTATATATTATAATGTCACAGGAACGATGTGCCGCTTTACCGTGGTGGATAGACACCGCCGCGTCTCCGTTTTCGTGCGTCTCCGAACCCCTTTGTCCGCTTACTAATACACTGTTACAGTCTGTAACCCGCAGAAATGCGTGCTTTTTTACATATAGGGGGGAGGGGGTGCTTTGATTTTGACCCCCCCCGCCCCCGCCCTTGCGCGGGGGGCGTGTGCGTATAACTAAACAGACACCGAAGTGTGGCCCCCACCCCCCTATACCCTTGCATTTAACATAATGCCTTCCAAAAAATTCCTAACTTTTTGCTTGCCAAACTGTAACAATAAATTGTAACAGCGATGGACAACAAAGAACGGGAGAAATACGTTGGCAGTTTATGGATACACTCGCGTCTCGACTGAAGACCAGATCGAGAACACATCGCTCGACGACCAAGCACGCCAAATCCAAGGCATCGCGCTCACACATAATTTGGAACTGATGCACATCTACGAAGAACGCGGCGTCTCCGGCGGTGTCCCACTGCTACGCCGAGAAGAAGGCTGCAAGCTGGCGTTCCTCCGGCCGGGCGATACCGTCATCGTATCGAAGCTAGACCGTATGTTTCGCGATGCGAGAGACGCACTAAACGTGATTGCCGACTGGGAGACGGCGAACATTAATCTCATCATCAACGGCTACGGCAATGTGATGGACAAGGCCAACCCGAACGGACGCTTCATGCTAGAGATCATGGCCGTCTTCTCCGGCGAGGAGCGCCGCCGTATCAGAGAACGTGTCACCGCTGGTAAGAGAGCGAAGAAGTCACAAGGTGGATACGTCGGTGGCAAAGTGCCGTTCGGCTTTAAGAAGTCAGGCACAGGCCGCAAGGCCAAGCTGCATCCAGAACCAAACGCGCAGGACGCATTGATAACAATGAAAGCCGCACGCGTTAAAGGCCATAGCTACCGCGATATTGCTATTATCGTAGCAAAGCGTCATGGTATATCAGTTAGTCACCAAACAATCGCACGCGTAATAAGGGGAGATAAGAATGACGAAATCTGAACCGAACTTCTTTCTGGAGTTTTTGAAGAAGTACCGCGATGATCCCGTCGGGTTCGTGCGCGATATTCTACGAACGAAGCCAGACCCTTGGCAAGTCGAGTTTCTCAAAGCGATTAGTTCAGGCGAGCGCCGTATCTCCGTCCGCTCAGGCCACGGTGTCGGTAAGTCTACAGCCGCAAGCTGGGCCATGCTGCATTACTTTCTGACGCGCTATCCGGTGAAGGTGGTTGTCACTGCGCCAACATCCGCACAGTTGTTCGATGCGATGTTCGCGGAACTGAAGCGATGGGTGAATGAACTGCCCGAAGTGTTGAAGGTTCTGATCGAAGTCAAGGCCGACCGTATTGAGTTGAAGGCCGCAGCCAGTGAAGCGTTTATCTCCGCCAGAACAAGCCGTGCCGAAACGCCCGAAGCATTGCAGGGTATCCACGCCGATAACGTATTGCTCGTCGCAGACGAGGCGTCCGGTATACCTGAAAGTGTGTATGAAGCTGCGTCCGGTTCTATGTCCGGCCACAATGCGACGACGCTTCTTCTCGGCAACCCTACGCGAAACACCGGATTATTCTACGATACGCACAATCGTCTGAAGGGCGAATGGAAAACCTTCCATGTTAGCTGCCTCGACAGCCCGCGTGTGTCCGATGCGTTCGTTAAAGAAATGCAGTTGCGCTATGGCGAGGATAGCCCCGCGTATCATGTTCGCGTTCTTGGTAACTTCCCGCCGCGTGAAGAAGATACGGTTATCCCCGTTGAGTTGATTGACAGCGCCATGAACCGCGAGATTAAGATTAGCCCCGCCACAAAAAGCGTTTGGGGCCTAGACGTTGCGCGTATGGGTTCGGATGCTTCCGCCCTCGCTAAGCGACGCGGCCCGGTTGTTGAAGAGATACAGACTTGGAAAGGTCTGGACCTGATGCAGCTAACAGGCGCAGTCGTGGCCGAGTTTGAGGCGCTTACGCCATCGGAGCAGCCAGTCGAGATACTGGTCGATAGCATCGGATTGGGGGCGGGTGTGCTTGACCGTCTGCGCGAATTGGGTCTGCCAGCGCGTGGGATCAACGTCGCGGAAAGCCCCGCGATGAAAGGGACTTACGCCAACCTACGCGCCGAGTTGTGGTTCAAGTGCAAAGGGTGGTTGGCGAACCGTGACGTTAAGATACCGAAGGACGAGCAGTTGTTCGCCGAGTTGGCGGCTCCGCGTTACACCTTTACGTCGTCGGGCAAGATGCAGGTCGAGAGTAAGGAGAGCATGAAGAAGCGCGGGCTTTCATCGCCGGATAAGGCAGACGCTCTGTGCCTGTGCCTCGCCACCGATATATCAACTATCATGCACGGATATTCAATGGCCAACAAGTCTGGGGCCTTACGGCGGAATATAAAGGGGATTGTTTGACATAAGATAATGTTGTGATATATTTGTTTTGCTCGGCAGGTTTTTTCTCTCCCTCTTCCTGCCGGGCATCATGGGGTGTGCGAGGCTGTGCCGCCGGTAATAGCGACTGAACGATATGATGTAACTCCTGCATTTCGTTCTAACCGCGCCGCCACCCCACTTTTTTTGCTTTTCTGCGAACTTTAGGTTATAGACGGCCAGAGGGAGCGTACTCGTGGAAACAAAGACTTGTCCGAAATGCGGCGAAGAAAAGCCGATTGACGACTTCTATTTTCAAAGACGCGTCTGTAAGCCGTGTGTGCGTGAACACCAACGCCGCTTCAGAGACTCCCAGCCAGACTACAACCATACCCGTAATCTCCAACGCCGATACGGTCTTAGCGTCGATGAGTACCAAACACTCCTCGCCAACCAGAATTTTTCTTGCCCTATTTGTGAGGTAGAAATATCTGATACAATAGAGTATAAGGGAAAGCGACCAGTTGCCGTTGATCACAACCATGAGACGGGTGATGTTCGCGGTATACTTTGTTCGATGTGTAATTTAATGCTAGGCCACGCGAGAGAAAACACCAGTATTCTTTACAGGGCCATCGTGTATTTGAGTGAGCGCGGCGCGTATGCGCCGAAAGGTAAATGATATGAAGAAGCCAACTAAGGCCGACAAGAAGGTAGCCAAGGTCATGGGCGAATTTAAGCGCGGCACTTTGCACGCTGGCGTAAACCCTAAAGGCCCTGCAAAGGCTCCCTTGGCTAAATCGCGTAAACAGGCTATAGCGATTGCTCTGTCTGAAGCTGGCAAGTCCAAAAAGAAGTAAGGCTAAAATATGGCATATCGCAATAACCGTAAGCCGAGCAAGGCGGAGATGGCTAAGAGCCAAGGTATGTATCAAGATACTGGGGTTCCTAACACCAACTCTGAAAACGGCGATAGCGAAGACATGTACAATGAAACTTCGATGGAACTTGCCGACGGTACGGAAGTTTCTATTGAAGAGCCTGAAATGGAAGACGAGCAGGTAGAAGAGCCTGTATCCGAAGAAGAACTTCAGAACATTATCACCGCCGAGATTGACGACGCGCAAGATTATATCGACGATGTGATCTCGCCGGAGCGTGCGCTTGCGGGCCAGTATTATAAGGGCGAACCCTTCGGCAACGAAGAGGAAGGCCGGTCGCAGGCAATGTCGATGGATGTACGGGATACTGTACAGGCCATGATGCCGTCGATTATGAAAGTATTTTTCGCGGCGAACAACGTCGTCGAGTTTGCGCCGAACGGCCCAGAAGATATTGATAGCGCGCAGCAGGCGACGGATTATGTTAACTACTGCCTGACACGCGACAACAACCTATTCAACGAATGCTATTCCACATTTAAGGACGCGCTGATCCGTAAGAACGGTATCATGAAAGTCTGGTGGGATACCGAAAAAGATGTCACGACCCACTACTTCACGGGTCTGGACGAAGCCACCTTCTCGGTCCTTCAGGCCGATGTCAATATCGAAGTCAAGGACGTAGAGATTACCTACGGCGAGATGATGGTCGAAACGCCGATGGGCATGATGGGCCAAACGCAGCCAGCCACCTACGATTGTACAGTAGTCCGTACAGTTGAGAAGGGCCGTCTGTGCGTTCAGTCTGTACCGCCAGAAGAGTTTTTGATCGACCGCCGTGCGCGCTCCATTGAGACAGCCGAGTTTGTAGCCCACCGTCGTTACGTTACCGTATCCGATCTTGTAAAGATGGGCTATGATTTCGACGAAGTGCAAGACCTTGGCTACGAAACGCTTGATGACTTCGAAGGCAACGACGAAGCCTTCGACCGTAACCCGCAAGCATTCGTTCAGATCACAGGCCGCACAGATACGACATCTCGCAAAGTCCTTTACATTGAGGGCTATGTGTATGTTGACATGGACGGCGACGGGATCGCGGAACTCTGCCGCGTCTGCGTTGCTGGCACCGCCAACAAGATACTTCACTACGAACCCTGCGACTTTATTCCGTTCGTAGACTTCTGCCCTGATCCAGAGCCGCACACATTCTTCGGCATGTCGATTGCCGACGTGACGATGGACATTCAGCTTATCAAGTCGAATATCCTGCGCAACACGCTGGACAGCTTGGCGCAGTCGATCCACCCACGCACGGGCGTAGTCGAAGGCCAAGTCAATCTCGAAGACGTGATGAACACCGAAGTCGGCGGCATCATTCGTATGCGTGCACCGGGCATGGTGCAGCCGTTCACGATGCCGTTCGTCGGGCAGCAAGCCTTCCCGATGTTGCAGTACATGGACGAACTGCGCGAGAACCGCACAGGTATCTCCAAGGCTGCGGCCGGTCTGGATGCAAACGCGCTTCAGTCTTCGACCCGCGCTGCTGTTGCAGCCACGATCTCGGCTGCGGCTCAGCACATCGAACTGATCTGCCGTATCTTCGCCGAGACAGGCATGAAGGGTCTGTTCAAGAAATCGTTACAGCTTATCACCAAGAACCAAGACGCACCGCGCATGGTGCGTTTGCGCAACACATTCGTTCCGATTGACCCGCGTGTGTGGGACGCGAACATGGATGTCGTGGTGAACGTGGCTCTCGGCACTGGCAGCAACGAAGAGAAGATGGCTTTCTTAGGCCAAGTTGCCGCCAAGCAAGAGATGCTCATGCAGATGGGCGCTCCATTGGTTGACATGCAG